TATTTATTCATTTTATTTTAAGTATATATTAAATAATTACTATTATAATATTTTTACATTTTTTTTATTATCCACATATCAAATAATGATAAAAATAAAGGTTGTGAATTTATTTTGTATTGCGTTTATAATATATAAATTAAGAAAGTATCTACACATTATTATGAGATATAAAGATTTTACATACAATGGTACTAAGTACGACAAAGAGTACCTTATTAAAGATATACTAAAAAATCATAAATTTTATTGGTTACTCGATGCCGAGATAGAAAACGCTGATATAGAGATAAAAAACAATACTCTTCTTTGGCATTCTGGAACATGGTATAGTGGTAACTGGTATTATGGTATTTGGTATAATGGCGCTTGGATGGGTGGAACATGGGAAAACGGGATATGGTATAATGGAGAGTTCTTCGATGGACACTTCAAAAGCGGCATTTTCAAAAATGGTAAAGTTCATGGTGGTAAAGTGAACAGAACTGTATAAAAAATAATTTTTAATTTTATGGCAAAGCGAAGAAAAATTCTAGTCAAAGAAAGAGAAGTAATTTTATTCTCAAACGACTATACCGCTGTATTAATGGAAGAAGATGGCAATTTGTATTTTGAATCGGGCAATTTTTTAACCCAAGATGTAGCGGAAGGCGTTGCATTCTTAATGAGAAAAGATCCATACGGTAAAAACACCGATCTATGGAATATAAATATAGAGGATGTTGATAGGTATCAAATATCACCAGAGAAGGCTATTTATTGGCTATCAGGTGGTGATACTGAATGGATATGTGGGAATCATTATAAATATAGTTGGTCAGAATCATGCAACATATTCGCTGATCATTACAGCGATATGATACATAGTATTGTTAATAAATCAAAAACATTAAATGATATTAGGATCAAATTCATTAAATACTTAAATTTACCGACACTATATGAGACAGCAGTAAATAATAATCTAATAAAATGAATAAAAATCCCCAAAGAAATTTGGGGATTTCTTTTTTATATACTATATTTGTGACATGATAGTTTATGTAGCAATATTAAAAGACGATGATCTATCTGTTGATGAAGTATTAACAGTACAAACAGATAAAAAGTATTTTGAAAAATACGTTAAAGATTATTTTGGTATAAATCAAGATAAAAAATATATTAACCCAGCTAAATATATTGGATATACAAAAATAGAATATAGCGAGTTCGAAGATGATTTAGATGGATACTACACATTTGATGATGGAGGAATAAAAAAAGTTTATGTTTTTTGTAAAACATTAAATGAAATGATTTAAAATAAATAGATAAATAAATATGATAAATTTAATTTGGTACATGGCAGTGTTTTCAACTGTCTTATTCACAATTCAAACAACAATCACTCTACTATTCAGCGGTGCTGATGGAGATGTCGAATCGGTTGATTCTGACTCACCCTTTTTAACGATGGGAAGTTTTTTCACTTTCAGAAACATCGTAAATTTCTTAACAGTTTTCTCATGGACAAATATAATTTGTACTGAAAATGGACTGGAAAAATTACCTACTATTATTATATCAGTATCGTCTGGTTTATTTATGGTATTTTTAATGTTAATCACTTTCTACTTAATCACTAAAATGAAAGAAGATGGTTCCACCAAAATCGAAAATTCAATTGGATCCATCGGAGTAGTTTATCTAACAACTGGGAAAATTCCTGGTAAGATAACAGTAGAGGTACAAAACACAATGAGAGAGTATGACGCTATTTCAGATAATACTATTAAAACTGGTGAATTAGTTAGAGTAGTAGAAGTGGTTAATGGTGACACAGTAAAAGTAGAAACAATTTAGTAAACAATCTAATATAAACAAATAATGGAAATTTCAACAATCATTTTAATCTCGGTCGTAGCGATAGCCGTATTCGCACTAGTTTTCGGAACACTTTCTAGGTACAAAAGGTGTCCATCAGATAAAGTATTGGTTGTTTATGGTAAAGTAGGATCAACAAATGGTAAAAACAGCTCTTCTAGATGTATTCATGGTGGAGCGGCGTTTGTTTGGCCAGTCTTTCAAAACTACTCTTACTTAGATTTGACGCCAATCTCACTTAAAGTGAATGTAACATCAGCTCTTTCTAAACAAAATATCAGGGTAAATGTTCCATCACAATTCACAGTTGGTATTTCAACAGAAGAATCTGTTATGTCGAATGCGGCTGAGCGTCTATTAGGATTAACCCCACAAGCTATCCAAACACTATCTAATGATATTATCTTAGGTCAGATGCGTTTGATTATCGCAACAATGAATATTGAGGAAATCAATGCGGACAGGGATAAATTCTTATCAGCTATTCAACAAAACGTTGAAACCGAATTGAAGAAAATCGGTCTTAAATTAATCAACGTGAATATTGTGGATATCGAAGATGAGGCTGGTTATATTCAAGCATTAGGACAAGAAGCAGCATCACAAGCTATAAACGATGCTAAGAAAGTTGTGGCAGAAAAGAATAGAGACGGTGAAATTGGTCAAGCTAATGCTAGACAAGACCAAATCACACAGGTATCTAAAGCCAATGCCAGTGCGGAAGTTGGTAAAGCGGATGCCGACAAACAACAACGTATTAAGATGGCGGAAGCAAACGCATCAGCTATTGAGGGTGAAAACAAATCAGCTATCTTAATTGCGGATTCAGAAGCTCTTAAAAGAGAGCGAATGGCAGAGGCACACAGAAGAGCGGTATCATCTGAGAAGGTTCAAGCGGCTAAAGCTTTAGAAGATTCATATGCGGCTGAAACATTAGCAGAAAGAGCGAGAGCAGCTAAAGAACAAGCTCAAAAAGAAGCAGACTTCATCGTAAATGCTACTATTGCTAAGCAACAAGCTGAGATTAACGCAGAAGCTGAAGCAGAGGTAGCTAGAAGAAAAGCTAGGGGAGATGCTGATGCTATCATATCTTTGGCTAAAGCTGAAGCAGATGCCATCTTCTTAAAAGCTGAAGCGGAAGCTAAGGGTATCAATGAAATGTTGAACAAACAAGCTGAGGGTTTCGCTAAACTTGTTGAGGCGTCTGGTGGAGATGCTAGGAGCGCTGTGATGTATCTTATGACTAAACAATTACCTGAACTTGTTAGTATTCAAGTTGAAGCTATCAAAAACATTAAGATCGATAAGGTAACTGTTTGGGACTCTGGTAATGGGGATGGTGGAGCTACACCAAACTTCCTTAAAGGTATGTTGGGTTCTGTGCCTCCTTTGAATGATGTGTTTGATATGGTTGGAACTAAGCTTCCTAAATTCATAGAAAACACACCAGATAGTGGTGATGTTATGATTAAATCATAATATCAATTATTTGTGATTGAAAAGCCTCAATAGAAATATTGGGGCTTTTTTTATACTTAATAAACATCTTCCGCAGAAAAATAAACATTATGGTTTAGAAACTCTAAATAATAATATTCTAATGGATCTCCGCTATGGAGATATTCTGATTCAATACTAACTAATGTATTAAACTCGTCAATATTAACAGTAACATAATACTTATTACCTGTTCTATTTATTGATCCAAAACCAATGCTATCTATTTCTTTAAAAAGCTTATCATAGTTTATGTTATCTCTTTCTTCCGTGCCAAAAATATTATCAACTATATCATACTCTGATATCGAAAACTTTATTTTATCATTATTTATGATTTCATAACCTTCTATGCCTTTTGCTTTTATAACATCTTGAATAGTAGCTTTCTTACGACCACTTTTGTATATACTGTAAGTATTACCACCGATGCGGTTACTATTTTCTACAATTTCGTACCCAAGATACGATAGATTATCTCTTATAACGCCAATATCGTCTTTTATACTTTCTTTGTTGATAATCTTGTGTCCGCTAATATTAACTAACCAAACATCATCCATATACTCACCAACAACAAAATCTTCCACCCTTTCTATTCTAATAATATATCCATCATCTGATAGTCTTAAAAATTCTTCTTCTAATTGATCAGTAGTTAGTGATTCTTTTAATCTCTTTTTCAATTCCCTTCTTTTAGACATTAAGTTATTTATAAATTCCTTAACATCAACTTCTATATCCGAGGTTGGTAAGAAAGCATATCCTCTCATACGAGATGACCATTTAACTCTACCAACAATAACACCATCTTTAGAAACATTATATGTATCGGTTTTAGCCCCCTTTTTCTTTGGTTGTTTAATGAATTTTATATCTTCTACTGACTCATTAAATGTCTTAATATATTTCATATTGTATATATTAAAATAATTGGTGATATTTTTAGATACTTAACATTTAATATATATAGAAAAATAGACTAGTATTATGCCGTCAAAGTCAAAAAGTCAAAGAAGATTAATGGGGTGGGCATTAGCATGTAAAATGGGTAAATCTAAAAATTGTCCTGAAAATATTGATAAGATAGCTAAGTCTATGAAAGAAGAAGATATTAAAGACTTCGCTAAGACAAAACACAAAAGTTTACCAGATAAGAAGAAAAATGAAAACATAATGAATTTTTACTCATTTATAAAAGAAAATTACATTTCATAATATGAAACACATTAAAAATAGAGATCAATTTTTGATAAAAAATAAACTAATCGTTAAAACTAACGAGGAAGCATCATTCCAAAATGATACTAAATGGGATGATACTGGTGTTGGTAAATTGTTTAATTCATTTTTTAGATTAGTAAAATTTGCTTACAAGAAATCTACTATGCCTATAAAAGCGTTAGAGAAAGAGCTTAACAAATCTATAATTGATTCTATGCCAGAAGATATCAAAGAAATAGGGCCACTAAAATCGATGTATTCAATGGTTTATAGAACTGCCAATAATATACTCAACAGGGAACCAAATAAAGATGAGGTAGATAACACCATAGAAACACTTAACGAAAACAATGTATCATTAGATGATACATTAATTGATGCTAAGATTAAACTTGAGAAAGTTAGTGAAATGTTCGATAAAGTTAGTTTAGATGACTTACATGGTAATACTGATGATGTAGATAGTGAAGCTGATGTTGAAAACGAACCAAAAGAAGAACCAAAAGAAGTTGAAGATGGTGAGTATATTTATAAACCAGATACGACAATTACATATTTAAACAAAGACAACATGAAAAAAGTAGCAGTTGTTCGTGATCAGACCGGAGCATCAGATGAATCTGTTTTAATAATGCCATCTGCCTTTGTTCTAAAAAGTAGTATAATAGATAGGGGAGATGGTAATCCTAGTAAAGAGTTTGTTTCTCTTGAGAAAAACGCCATTAAAAATCTTTTTTCTATTGATATAGAGAAGGAATTACTAGTTGAAAATGAATCAATGAGTATTTTAGCCAAGGAAAGAGCCAAAAATCTTAAAAATAGTCTAATTAGTATATCTAAGAGGATATCAAATAAATCTATTAGAAATAGATTATCAACAATTATCAATAATATTAAAAGCAACATGAACAATTTAACTAAAGATGTTATTGATAGAATAAACAAAGATTTTGAAGAAGTTAAAGCTAACGCTAAAAGTGTATATAATATAAGTGATTCGTATTCATACATAATAGAAAAAACTACATATACTTTAACAGAAGATGTTAAAGATGCTATGGCTTCTGTATTTACAGGTGATGAAATTAAAAAATATGAGAAAGAATCTTTGATATCTAATGCGGATAATAAGAATATGGAAAAATCATATGCTGAAAAATTAAAAGAAGCTAATTTTAACCCATTAAATATAGTTAAAATATTTAATAAGGCAAGAGACAAATACACAATAACTAGAGATCATTATGAAAAAAATGTTATTGATAGAAGGAAGAATAGATACGAGTCAACAAAAGATGATAGATATAGAAACAGAAAATTGTTTAATCAATGGAATGATGGTGTTTTATCTTTAATAGGTGATGAAAAATATAAAAAATATTTCTCAACTAAGCAAGGCAAAGCTGTCTCTGAATTTATAATAGACATGTTAGATGATGATAAGGCATTTAGTTCAGGGCATCAATCAGCTCTTATTAAAAAATTATTTGGTATAGATGTTAAGATAAAAAATGAGTTTGGCACAAGTAGTGATAGTGGCAGTGGTAGTGGTATTGATAGTTATGGAGATGGTGATAAAAAGAGTGATATTGACAAATCAATATCTTTCAAGCGAGTTAGAGGACATGATATAAAATCTGGAAATGCTTTTAAGATTGTATGTAATATTAAAAATAAAAATACATTAGGAGATAGTAATATACTACTAAAAAGTGATGTAAGTAAAGATGGATTGTCTACATTATATTGTTACGCAACTAAGGGTGTTAATAATAAAATACATTACAAAGTATCTGATGATAATTTCATAGAAAACTATGTTAAAGGATATAAAAAAGTTTATGATGGTGATGCTAAAATGAATATAGCTGGTGATTTCTATCTAAATGATGAGAAAATATCTGAGATTGTAGAAGGTGGTAATTATAAGATTATGTCACACGGATTAAGAAACAATAATACATTAAAATTTGAGATGGATATATTAGTTAAGTCTATAGATTTATTATACAAAGATGATAAAACAATATCTATTACATCCGATGGTAATGTTGGATATAAAGATGTAATAAAAAATATAAAGAAATGATAATAAAAAGGTATAAACTATTTGTAGAACAAATTGATTCTGATAATAAAGATACTTTATCAATAAAAGCTGCTAAAGATAGATTAAATATGTTCATTAAAGATGTATCAGAATACAATTCTAAGAAGCAAAGCTTAGAAGATTTGATAGTTAATTCCGAACAGGGTGTTGATATATCAAGTAAAGTTGATTCGATAGTTGGGGATAATTCTTTATTGAGTAAATATGTTACCATATCTAATATGGCTAAGAGAATAAAGACTATGGAGAACAATGTTGATTATAATAGTAATGTTATTAGTGAAAGAGAGAATGATTTAAGAATGGTTGGTAAGCTTTCCGATAAAGAAGATAGAGAATCACAAACAATTAGATTAAAGGAAGATATATCAGATAGAAAATCTAAGATAGGTGATACTAAGAAAAACATTGTTGAAGCTAAAAAGGATTATAATGATAAGGTAAAAGAATTAGACGAGTATATCAAAATATCCAAAGAGAAAATAGATAATGATATAAAAGAGTTAGAAAAACAATAAAAAATCAATTTTAGGTTTTTTATATATATAATAAAATAAATAAAAGTATAATATGCCAATTCAAATAGGAAAATACAAAAGACCGGGTATATTCATTGAAGAGTTTGACTCTTCAGTAATAGCTTCACCAGCAACTGTGGAAGGTATATCTACATTAGTTATGGGATTCTCTACAAAAGGTCCTGCTAACACGCCAGTATTATTAAATACATTAGATGATGCAGAAAGAATATATGGCCCGATAGATAGAAATTTAGAAAGAAAAGGTTCTTACTTCCATAGAACAATTGCAAAATTATTGGAGTCTGGTCCTGTTCAAGCTATGAACCTGTTACTAACAGATATTAATGACAATATAGAGTATGTGTCTATATCATCAAAGTCTGACGTTGTTAATGGATCTGTTGATATATCAAAATATGATAATTTCTTTGATAGAACATCCTTCTGGAAGAGAGATACAGCTGCTTTCTTGAATATACAAGATGTTAAAAATGAAACTGATAAGTTGTTACATTTTGCTAACATGTCTGATAAAGCTATAACAGTATTCGTTTTCAAATCTAAAAGATCTGGATTTGATACTACATTGCTTGAATGGTATGGTTCCATTGAGAAAGTTCCGACATATCTATATGCTCAGGATTATGCTTCTGATTACATGGTTGATGTTGTGGTTGCTGCTGGTGACTGGACAGATTACCAAAGCTTATCAGTAGATAACAAGTGGAAAAAATATTTCAACAAAACTGGTATTATAAAAGAACAAGTTCGTAATTTCACAAATGATAGAAATGTTACTACTTTGGCTTTCTATGAAGGATTGAGCTTAATACCTTACTTCAAAGATGCTAATAATAAAAATATTTTCATTGAAACTGTTATAAACAAAGATGTTAATAAAACTGGACTTTTTGTGGCTTTCAATTCTGATATTTTAGAAACTGATAATCCAAATGGATCTATTGATATAATTGGTAACAACTTGATAAAAGGTGATACTGATACTATAGATTTTCTTTCATATAAAGAAAGTATAGTAGAAAGTGTTACTTATCCAGAGGTTTTATTGGATAGAGTTGGTAATGTTATATCTGTTCTTGATACTATATCTGGAGCTAGAACAACAGACGATAGAACAGCTTTATATGCTGAGGGATACGTTGATGGTGTTACTTTGAATACATTTTCCAATACACTTGCTGACGTAACAATATCATATACAGCGACATCAGCTTATTCTATTGTTAATGATGTTATGATTTCCATACCAGATGGTACATTCACATTTAGTGTAGCAACAGCGTCTTACACAAGTGGTGGTAGTGGAACATATTCAACAGCCATAGTTTTAGATGAAACTGGGACAATTAAAGCATTGAGTAGCACAATAAAATGGGCTAACCCAGCTACACCATTAAGACCTGCTCAGGGTGATAATGATATAGTTTTAGGATATTTTGATTTCAATATTAGTTCTACTTATAGTATAGTATCATCACCAGTTAAATATGACGTGACTGTTGATAATACATCTTTTGTGGATCTACCATTTACTGACGTATCTGAGGTTGGTGGTGTTATAACATACGAATTCACAGGAACTAACGGAAATTTAGATAAGACTAATTATGAGGATTACAGAAAAAGAAGAGCTTTTAGTAAGTTTTCTTCGTATCTTAGTTCTTCTTTAAGAAAAAATAAAGGATCTATAATGATTAATGATCTTAAAAAATCATTAACTGATATGACAGTTACTATAACTGATATAGTTGGATCTAATAAGAAAATTGATATAGACACTGGGGTTACATCCATATCCAATTTAGATGAGGTTTTAATATACCAAACAGATGACGAGTTCATCGTTGGTGATTCTAGTGTATCAACAAAAGAAACATACGCTACAACCGCTGATGGTGTTGCTGGTAAATACTCTAAATTCTATACTAACTATAATGATGGTATAATTAGCACAGGGGATTTCTTCTATGAGAACTTGTTACCATCACCAACTAGTGTTTTATTTGGTAATGATAATACAATAACTTTTGGAACAGCGTTTTCTCTAAATATTGGTGATAAAATAATAATACCTAGCTCTTTTAATAACACTGGCGTATTAGTAGTATCTGCTATATTATCAACAGTTAAATATGAGGTTGCTCAATTAACTGTATCTGAGTATATATCTTCTGAAAGCAATGTATTTAATGCTGATGATAAAAACTATCTAAACATGTTCTTAGATAACACATCTAATAATCTTAGTGCGATTTATGTTGATTCAACATCAACTCCAAATTTAATATCTGATTTATCTAAAAATAGTGGGTTAGTTGTTAAATCTCAAAAATCTAACTACAGACAAACTGTTGAAGTTACTAGCATCGATTTAACTAATCCTAATAAGATTTATATTGACGGTAACAGATACTCTGAAGTTAAATTGGGTGATTTCTTAGAAGCAGTTCCTGCTGGACTAGGTGTTCAAAGAGCTATGACTAGAATAGTTTCTAAAAAACTATTCAATTCCACTACTGGTGTTGTTGAAATATTGTGTGATTCAGTTATTAAACTTACAAATCTTGGAACTATCAGCACACCTGATTATCAAGTATCAAGATTCACAACTGTTGAAGATTATGTATCAACATACAAAGGTATAAAATTGAATGGATTTAAAGTTAAATTGGACTCAATGCCTGATGGAACTGAGGAAAGACAAAATAAAATTCTACAATTAGTTGCTAAAGGGAAACCATTATTCAGAGCATTAACTAATAAAGATGTTATAACATTTAGATATGTTGTGGATTCATTTGGATTAGGATTGACTGAAAGATCTAAACAAGAGCTTGTTGATATATGTGGCGAAAGATTAGATTGTGTTGGTTTCATAAACATGCCAAGTATTAAACAATTTAAAAATTCATCATCTCCTTCATTTATTAATGAAGATGGTGTAGTAAGTGCTGAGCACATAGCAAATGGAGGTAACTTAGAAGATTCACCAGCTTTCTTATATAGCTTTGGTGATGGTGTAGGTGTATCATCGGTTGGTTATTTCACTCCTTACTTAACTGTAAATGATAATGGAAGACCTATAAATGTTCCACCAGCATCTTATGTAGCTACTACATATCTAAGAAAACTTAATAGTATTCAAACTAATATAGTTCCTTGGACAATAGCAGCTGGTATAACAAATGGTTTAGTAACTAACATATCTGGATTGGAAATAAACTACACTCCTACTGATATTGAGTTCTTAAACTTAGCTCAAATAAACCCTATTGTATTCAAAAGAAACAGAGGATTTATGATTGAAACTGAGAATACTGCTCAAAAATTATCTAAATCAGCTTTATCTTTCATACACGTTAGAGAGGTACTTGTTGAGCTAGAGAAAGAATTATCAGCTATGTTATTAGAATTCCAATGGAAATTTAATACACCAGATATAAGAGCAGAAATCAAATTGAGAGCAGATGCTATCTGTGAAAGATTTGTAAATAGAAATGGATTATTTGACTTCTTCAACAAAATTGACGAAGAAAATAACACATCTGAAATAATAGATAACCAAATAGGGGTACTCGACACATTCTGCGAACCCATTAAAGGTATGGGAGTAATAGTAAATAATATTACAATACTTGGCACTAACGCTATTAGCTCTGGTGGATTCCAAGCACTATAAAAGATAATAACTTAAAAAATGGGGATTTATATCCCCATTTTTTTTGTTAAACATATAGGAGTATTTTATATATATGTATAAACAGGTGTGTTATGAATTTAGATATATTTAAAATATTAGATCCGTCAGGTAAAATGTACAAAGAAGCTTATGTTTCTAAGAATCATATAAATGAATATTCATATATAATTAATTTTTGTATAGAAAATAGTTTAGATACATTACCATTTAAACAAAAGGTATATCACGCTGTTAATGATATAAAAAATATTATTAAGTGTAAAAATATTAATTGTGATAATACTGTTAATTATAGAAACTCTACTATTGGGTATTATGAATATTGTTCAAATAAATGTGTTAGTTCAGATCCATATATCATAAATATTAAGCAAGAGAAGTCTTTAGATAAGTTTGGAACCAAAACACCTGGTGAGTCTGATATAGTTAAGAATAAGACGATTGAAACTAATATTGAAAGATATGGTGGTAGATCACCAATGTGTGATAAGAATATAATGATTAAATCCAAAGAAACACTAATGAAAAACTGGGGGGTTGACAACCCAAACAAGTCTCAAGTTCTAGTTGATAGAAGAATAGAATCTTTTAAAAAAAGTAATTATAAAGAAAGCTTCAAGAAAACATCTATAGAAAAATATGGAGTAGAACACCCCTGGATGAATAAAGAAGTTCACCAAAAGTCCGTTAAATCTGGTATTAAAATAAAGAATATAGCACTAAAAGATAAAGTATTGTCTAGACTATTTAATAAAAAAGATAATCTATTATCAATAGATTACAATAACAGAGTTATAAGAATATTATGTGAAAGAGGTCACGAATATGAAATTAACAGAGAGCTATTATATTGGAGGAACAAATATGAAACAATATTTTGCACTATATGTAATCCTATAAACAAAGGAGTTTCCGGATTAGAAATAGATCTATATAATTTTATAAAAGATAACTATGATGGGGATATAATAAGAAATGATAGGAAAGTACTATGTGGTAAAGAAATAGATATACTTTTACCTGAAATAAATTTAGCATTCGAGTTTAACGGACTTTGGTGGCATTCTGATAATAATAAACCAGAATACTACCACATAAACAAGATTAATAAGGCCAAAGAAAGTGGTATTAACTTAGTGTACATATGGGAAGATGATTGGAAGTATAAAAACAATATTATAAAATCTATAATTTTAAATAGGATTGGTAATATTAAAAATAGATTATATGCTAGAAACTGTATTATAAAAGATGTTTCTACAAAAGATTCTGTACATTTTCTAGAAGAAAACCATATACAAGGAAATGTTGGATCTAAAGTTAAACTTGGGCTTTACCATAACAACGAATTAATTAGTATTATGACATTTGGATCTTTACGATTGTCTATGGGACATAAAAATATTCAAAATAATTGGGAGCTAATAAGGTTTTGCAGTAAATTAAATACTATTGTAGTTGGTGGAGCTAATAAATTATTTAAATTTTTTATAGATAATTATGAACCACAAAGGATAATATCTTACTCTGAAATATCAAAATTTGATGGATCTTTATATAGTAAATTAGGATTTATATCAGACTCTATATCAAAGCCAAACTACTTTTGGGTACTAGAAAATGTTAGATATCACCGATACAATTATAGGAAAGATATATTAGTTAAAAGAGGGTATGATAAAGATAAGACAGAATACGAAATAATGACACAAGATATTGGAGCTTATAAGGTTTTTGATTGTGGGCAAAAAAGGTGGATTTGGAAAATTGATAAATAAAAAAGGAGTGAAATTTCACTCCTTTTTTATTTAAATTTTGGTAAACTACTACCAACCCCCTTCATGTATGATGATGGATTGAAATTAGGCATACCAGCCTTCTGTTCATCTTCTTGTTTCTTTCTATCTTTTGACTCTTCTTCAGTTAGCTCATTAACTATTTTTATATATTCTTCAAATATATAATATGGTAAATTATCTATATCAGAATGAGATACGTTATAATTCTTACTTAATAGAAGCTTATTTTTTAATAAACTTGTCAAAGGCATCATGAATAACGAAAATAGCTGATGGTCCGTCGGGAAACGTCATATCAGTGGCCACCTCGAGACCACAAGAGCATTTCTTTTTCAACTCTTTTATACCAAGTGTCATTTTATTAACAGCTGAATTCAAAAATTGAAACGAAGTATCATCCATATTTTGGAAGTCGTTTAGCTTCTTCTTAATACCTTCTATTGTTATATTATTTCTATCAGACATAGTAAATGGTATTATCTTCAAGAAAGATAAATTTGGAGTTTTTTTCTCATTATACTCTTTTATAATATACTCTGTGAAACTCTTCTGCAATCCAATTGATGGTGGGCCTAGTTCAAATACATCATTTTTAATTGTCTCAAATCTGAATACATTACTTGATTGATCAAAGTATGGCTCAATAGTTTCCGGCATATCATGCATAACAAAGTTATTTCTATGTAACTCAATAGTAACCTCTGTTCCACACTTACAATTTGATTTAACTGTTAGGTTATTTCCCTTTTGGAAAGTTAATTCTCTTATTAAGAATATAAGAAATACTCTATCACCATCTTTAATATCAAGATAGGATGACATTGATCCATCAGCATATTTAACTCTTACACAAGCTGATAACATATCATTCATCTTCTCAACCATATCATAGAAGTTGGTGTCATCAACCATAGAATATGACTGTATTTCTTTTGTTTGTGCGGCTCTAACCATTATAGTAGTTCCTCTATCATAGAACTTACCTAGTGGTAATATATCAGATTCAAAAGAGAAATATTGTAGATCAGATACTCTGCTATTATCCTTCATATTTATTGGATCAGCTTTCTTAGCTGGTTCTTTGTAATCATTATCTTGTAAATGCTTCTTTAGATAATCTTCTTCATTTATACCTTCGCTCATTATAATTTATAATTGTTTTTTATTATATATTATATGACTTCATCTCCATATCAAAAAGGCATAAAAAAACCACTCTTTTGAGTGGTTTTTGTATATTATTAGAATAACTTTGGTGGATTGAATGTAAATCCATTATCAATATACTCATCTGTCCAGTAGTCAGCTACAAAAGCCACATCCAATGGTCCTATTATACTTTGGTTTGATTCCCAATCTAAGTCAATTGATCCAATAGTTTTCAATTGAACATTATGGAAAGTTACTCTTCTTATAATGAAACCTTTCTTATCGTGTTGGTTAGCAACAACAGTTCCTATTATATCTCTTTTGTAATGTAATGATCCATCTTGTGAATTCCAAACTAGATCATACCAAGCTTTTAGTGTATTCCAAACAAATACAGATCCATTATCATCCATATTAACATTAAATTTTATGGAAAAATCTATATGTGTATCAGCTGGCATTGTCATATAAACCCTAGTAGAGTATTTGAATCTCTGTGTCTGTGGTGCAGCTTCCTTATTAGTCGTGTCAAATGTAACGTTAGTAGCATTCTCTAACAACATCAAGGCATCTCTACCCTGTGTCTGGAGAATCTGTGGTAAAACGAAAGTAACCTCAAATAAACTAGCGTGTACTGCTTCGAAATTAGTATTCGTTGATTGTAATTTTGTAAAATGTGGTAATGGCATATTACTATATTTTTTTTTATTTATATATTATATATTATAATA